CAGCAGTTGCAGTCATAGTTTTCCAACCGATTGTAGAAGGGAAAACCTTTACGAGTAGTCTTTCGTGACCATATCGAAAAGTATTTTCATCTGTAGTTAGTTCTTTATTTATTGTTATCATTTTATTTTTTCTTTCTTTTCTTATCTTGTTATAAGTATAGTTTAGCATATTTTAGAGAAAACGCAACAAAAATCTTCATTTAAATTTCATTGACCATTAACGACTTGCAACTCAAGGGACCCTGCGTCTGTAAGTCATTGTCTTGCAACAACTTACATCAGCTAATTTTGTCAAACACCAAACTTGTTACGATATTGATTATATAGGTTTTGATATTCTTCGCCCCATTCTGATTCACCAGCTTGGGCGATAGCTTCTTCTATCTCTTCGAGTTGTTTTTGACCCCTACGATAGTAGTATGAGTCTTCACTCATTTGGTAAGTCCAATCGTGATTCTTTAAGAGTTCTTCGAATTGTTGAATGTTCATTTATTTATTTTCCATTAAGTTTTGCCTTTAGTAAGGCGTGAGCTTTAGCCTTTTCAGGATTATTCTTTTTCCATTCAGACCATCGCTTTTTACGATTAGCCCAAAGAGCTTGATTTTTTTCTTTGCGTTGAATTTCCCATTCTTGAGAAGTTAGTTGTTTTTTATTATCGTTATTCATTTTATTTATTTTCCTTTATTAGTTTAGCATTGTTAAGGTTGATAGTTCCAACCTTATCTTTATCTTCACCTTCAAGGAAGGTTACAACCGCAGTATTAGCAGAAGTTTTGTAAGAAACTTTTACAAGAGTTCCTTCGTATAGGTAAATTTCACCAAAGTATGTTGGTGTATTGTTAGAGTTAGTTATGATGGATTCAGTACTATCCATATTTTTTCGCATATTTTCACGCATTTGTCTGCGGTGAAAATTCCAATTTATCATTCTATGAGTCATTTTATTTTTTTCTTTCTTTGTTATTTCTTATCTTGTTATAGTTATAGTTTAGCATATTTCAGCGGAATTGCAAGGGATTTTTTCAATTTGTTTTTCGTTGATTATCATAGAGTTATGATGAGCAACTTCAACTTTGTGTTCGTATTTTGCGAAACTTTCATCGAGTCTTTTCTGAGATTCTTCCACAGCTTTTTTGAGGTCAGCCGAGGCTTTGTCTAAATTTCCGAGGAGGATTTCGAGTTTTGTTTTTCTTTTCATACTCTTAATTTATCACATTTTAGAAATTTTGCAAGATATTTTTTCATTTAAATCTCGTTCACCATCAACGAGTTACAACGCAAGGGACCCGCCTTCCCTAAGTCGTTGATATTCAGCTACTTACATGGTATCAGTTATCCTTATAGGTCACGCTAGATTGCCCCTCTTTCCTTAGTTCGATCACAGGAGGCATGTCTGCATATCTAGCCAGCGCCATCCTAGTGCTAGCTACATCGTTCCATGTAGATAGGTTGGTGCGCTTGCCCATTACAGCTATGAGGGCTAGGCCATAGATTACTATCCCTGCAACAAACACTCTGCGTAGTATGTTCTCGTTCATGGTTATAACCTATAGAACTTGTGGTTGCGTATAGTAGCTACTAGAGTAGCACCCTTTGCCCACTTAGGCGACACACTCACAGCATGGTAGTGATTAGCACCCTTCACGATGCTCATCATCTGATGATGCACTACTAGGTCAGCTAGGTAGAGAGCATCCCTGCCTTGTGGCGTGGATAGGAGTTTCTTTTTAGTAGTCTCACTCACCCCACTATTCCAGAAGCTGAATTGTTTAGGCGCTAGACATACTTGGCTAGCTGACTGATGACGCTCTGCCATGCGTGTCTGTATAACACTAGCCACACCAGCCATCCCTTCCATGCCTTCACCTCTAGCCTCTCCTAAGAGTGTGAGTGCTACGATGAGTAGTTCTGCTGTCATAGGATTAATCCCTCCCACTGCTGATTGCCCCGCAGTAATCGCTAGGCTTCTCTGCTGTGATAGTGCCGAGACTGTATCCCTCAGAACTAGTAGCACCCCAAAGGAAGCAAGTCTGCACCATATCATCTATGATGCTCTGTGCCTTTGCTGTGGCAAGGTCAAGAAGTCCACCCTTGCGACCTTTAGCGTTGATCTTATTGACCAAGCTATGCAACGCAACCTTGGTGAGAGCCTTCTTCACATCATCAGGGTGAGCATAGAAGTAGAATGCTTTGCCGTTGCCCATGTCGTGCAACTTGCCATTGGTTCCGCACCAGTTGTAGATGCTATTGAAGAAGTGATTGATTTGTTTGATGCTTCCTTCGAGAAGGTAAGCATTGTTTTCGCCGAAGGTTTGATAACTGATTTTGAGGTTTTGTTTCATTGGTCTATATTGCCTTTCTGTATTGGTTTCGTCAACAATTATTTTTGCATCGCATCTTGATGGATGCTTTCAATCTTATCAGCGTGAGCTTCGAGGGTTGCCACAGCTTGAGTCGAGGCAACCTTAAGGTCTTGAGCCGCTTTGTTGAGGTTTGCGATGAGTTGTTCGTATTTGCTTAGTTTTTTCTTCATGCTTTTAATTTATCACAGAATAGATTTTCTGCAAGATATTTCTTCAGTTAAATTTCATTGATAGTCAACGACTTACAACCGCAGGGAGGAGATTTTTATAAGTATATAGTATATAATGGTTTATAAATGCTCGATCTTAGAGCAAAACCTGAACGAAGCGATATTTAGAATATAGCCCTAAAGGGGAGGGTATGTGCCACAATGACCCACCCCATTTTTGAAAAATTTAGACCACCCCTTTTCGAGAAATGGTCGTGGGGGTATAAAAATCAATCTCCCCAAACTAATTAAAGTATTGTTATATATACTATATTCTATCTATATACCCCTACCCCTTTTTTAAATCTATTAAAATACAATACTAAGGTAAAAATTATCAAATTAAAAAATCCAAGGGGCTATTTTTGCTATAAAGTCTTTTCCTATATGGGCGCTGTGTAATATAATGCACTATGAAATTAAACTATAAAACACTACTATTGATAGTATTAATAGGATCACTATCTTATTTATACAAAAGCTATTTAAATGATAAAAAAACAATTAAAATTCAACCAACTGAAACAACAACAGTTCTTGTTATTGATAAAAATTTATCAAAATCACCCACGGCCAAGGTTTCAGAATTTATTAGATCGAAGGAAAATTACTTAGGCACAGGATCAAATTGGCGTTCTAGATGAATTTGGTTTGGAAAAATACCATAAAGATAATATCATATATTAATGGTTTTAATCCAACAATATCATGATTTTAGACAAAACAAATGTGATTGCGAGCATAAGTGTGATTGTCCAAATAAAAGACAACAAGAGATAGATTATTGCCTAGAGCAAAACATTAATAATATTTATATAGATAAAATATACCTATTAAACGAAAAAGAATACTCCAATTCATTATTTAAATCTAAAAAAATAGAACAAATAGTCATTAACGACAGATTAAAATATTCTTACGCCATTGATTTTGCTAATAAAAACTGCAAAGATGATATAGTTATAATAGCAAATAATGATATATACTTCGATGATACATTACTTGTTCTTGACCATTTAGATGAAAAAGAATGGATAGATAAACTAATAGTATTAACTAGATACGAAAGAAGCAAAAACAACGAAATATTATCCCAAGATAAAATACCTCATTATTACAGCAAACATTATAATACTTTTTTTAAATCTCAAAGAATATGGTCACACGACGCATGGATATTCAAAGGTAAATTAAAAACATTCCCTTGTGATTTTTATTTAGGAGTACATGGTTGTGAAGGAGCATTTATAACTCAATTAAAGAAAAATACTCATATTAAAGTGCAAAATGGTTATCCTTATATTAGAGCTATACATTATCATTTATCAAAGTTTAGAACAACAAGTATAAAGAAGTATGATGCAAAAGAAATATCTGGTATTTTTGAGGATATTTATAGCAATAAGATATCTCACGAAGATGATAAATTTGATTACTCAAATGATGATTTTTTCCAAAAATTTAAAATATATTTATTAGATACTATAGAAGAATGCCCCTTTTCAAACTTAATAAAAGAAACGAAAAATATAAAAGAATTAAATATATTAATTAAAAAATATAAAATAGATCTTCAGGCTTTGAAATTAGCATTCTTAAAAGACTCTTTCACTTTTTGAAATTATTTTATTATAAGTTTCGTACCATTTAGCCCTCAAATAAGATGGAGGATCATTAGGCAATAATTCTGTAGCAAAAAATTTATCATGTACAAAAAACTTTTCTGTATAATTATTTAAAGAAATATCTAAATCTTTATTTAGTTCTATAACCTGCATAGGTTTTATTTTATTAATCTCTAATATTCTTGTCAAATGGCTTTGCTCTATAATACTTGTTATATTATAATTCAAGATATCTTTATATTCATTTGAATATTTTATACCTTCATAACACCAATTTTTAATTAAATTTAAATTTTTACCACCAATAATAGAACAATTATATGTATAACCACAATTGAATTGATTTAAATAAGGAAAAATTTTAAAAGTATTATCATAATGCAATTTAATATCTTGGTGAGACTCCTTTAAAGCAACAACTATATCAGGTTTATTATTAGTAAATACATCTTGCAATAAAAAAGCATCAAAATCTAAATGAACGAATGGTACATTAAATTCTTCTATAAAATTTAAAATAGAATGAAACTTACTTATAGCCCAAATATTATTTTTATCTAAATTTATTTCTTTTAAAGTAATACCATCTGGAATTATTTTATCAAATTCATTTATATAGTTTTTATCAATATATACCACTACATCTCCATAGCTTTTAGATAAACATAAAGTTTTATATATGTTTAATTTATTTAATAAAAACCAATCTTTAAATTTTAACTTATATGGCCAAGATATTACATATTCATTTTCAAAAGGAGTAAAAGAATACAAGTAAATCATACTTATTATATATTAATATTATGATCTTGTGTAATATATTTTATGATAATAAATAGTGGTCAAATTAATACTATTTGGAAAAATAGACCAATTCCAAGACAAACTATTATAGTAGATGCAACATATGAAACTGTTGATAGAAATCTAATAATAGAAAAAATATTTCCTCTTTATTGGAGATGGTTGTCTGCTATGAGATTAACTAGATGGGCTCATAGATGGGATTGCGATAATTTTGCAGAAGCTTTTAAAGTATTCTCAGATGGATTTTTTGCAGCAAATATAGATTCAAACGCAGAAGCTCTTGCTATAGGTATGATTCATTATAATTCAAATTCAAGAAATGAAAATGGCACAGAAGGACCACATGCTATTAATATAGCTATATCTATGGACAATAATACCTTAACACCACTATTTCTAGAGCCTCAAAATGGCAAAATAATAACCCTTAAACCAGAAGAATATAACAGTATTTGGATGATTTATATGTAAAATTACTTGACGACAAGTTAAATGGATAGTAATATTGTCTTATGAGAAAATTAATTATAATTGCTAGTTTATTAGGATGTATCTTAAGTACATCTTTTGGTGGAAATGTTGAATGTATGATCTGGAATGATGATTTTGGTAATGCAGATCTTCATAGAATGCGCACAGCCCAGTCTATGGTTAGACAAGCTCAAATTACTCAACAAGTATACAGCAAACCAAAAATGGAATATCGTGATTTTCTTTTAATGAAAAATGCTGCTCGAAATGTAGAAATGCATCAAATGAATGAGTATTCTATTCTTAAAAATAGACAAATTATTAAGACTACTGGTTCTCCTCAATTTCAATTCAAAAAATATAACTGTCCTAAATAAATGATTAGATATTTATATTTAGTATTATTACTTTGTTTAAATCAAGGCCTCTCTCAAAATGATTTAGGAATAGTAAAAGATATTAATCATATTAACGAGATTAAATCTCAAAGTATTTATTGCGAAGTAAATCATATTTCTCAGTATAATAATTTATGCGTAGGAGCTTCTGCAGAAATGGTTCTTGATTTTTACGGAAAAAGAATTGATCAAAAAGATATAAAAAGACACGCAGATGGAATAGATTACAAAGATGATGATAAACATTTATATAAAGCTATACTATTTGTTAAACTTATTAAAGGATTAAAAGATTTTGGAATTGAATGGGAGCAGAAATATTATTCAATGAATAATGGAAATCAAGGTTTAGATTTTATTATTAGTGAAATCAAAAATAACCATCCAGTTCTTATCGATACCACATTATATGGAGGTCACACAGTTGTAGTGAATGGATATTGCGAAAAAAAGAAATTATTCATAATAACTGATCCAAATATTGAAAGCCCAGGAATTAGAACTATTCCATACTTAACTCTTAGACGCATCTGGAATTCTAAAGGTTATATTAGAGGTTTAGTCAAAACTTAGTATGAAAAAATTTATAATATTTTTATTCTTTATATTTATATGTTCTTTTTCTAATGCTCAGATTAATAAAAGAATACCTTTAAATTATCCTAATTCATGTCTTTTAAATAGCATAGTAGCTTACGAAGCAATTAATAAAAAACTAGGTCAACATAATATATGGAGCGAAGTTTTAGGAGCAATTTATTATGAAAATAAAAATGGCAAGATGGTAAAAGAAGGTCATGCCGTGTGCGTGTATGAATGGAGAGGTAAATTTTATTTATATGATATTAATAATGGAGGAAGCATAGTAGAGATGCAAGGTGTTAATTTTAACATGAAAAAAGATGCTTTTAAAATGGCAGAATGGCTTTTTGGGCAGGGCAACGTAGAAGCAGCAGAATATTTAGCTAACTAGTGTAATTATATTTGATGTTTAAAGTATCACTAGGGTTATCAGCCCTATTTCTAGCGTCTTGTGGAGCTTTCTTTTCTGTGAAAGGAATAGGTCTTTTATTCTCTGGCAGTTTTTGGCCAGCAGTTATCATGGCTAGTAGTCTAGAATTTGGAAAAATAATGGCAACCAGTTTTTTATATAGATACTGGAAAAAAATTAATAATATTATCAAATCATACTTAATAAGTGCAGTAATAGTTCTTATGGCTATTACAAGTTTAGGTATATTTGGATTTCTTAGTCAAGCCTTCTACTCAACTAAAAGTAATATAGACGCAATTGAATCTCAAGTAAACTTACTACAAGCTAAAAAGACTTCATTAAAAGATCAAATAGTTTTGAATAATGATAGAGCTAAAACTCTTGTAGATACTCGTAAAAGCCAAGAAAATAATCTAACTAAAGCACTAGATCAATCTACAACTACAACAGTAACCAAATCTGGAGGTTTATTTAGTAGTGATACTCAAGAAAAAGTAGTAGATAAAAAATCAGTAGAATTAAAGTCTAAAACATTAGATACAATGCAATCTAGCATCTCTACATTAGAATCTAATATACAGAAAATTAATATTAATAACGAAGAATTAAATAAAGAAATTAATAATATTGACAATCAACTAATAACTTTAAACAAACAAATCGTATCATCTGATATTGGCACATATAAATTCATAGCAGAAGCATTTAATGTAAAAATAGAAACTATTGTCAAGTATTTTATATTAATTATAGTAGCAGTATTTGATCCATTAGCAGTATCATTACTATTAGCTTACAATATTGCAGCTAATAGAAAATTTGATGAAAAAGAAGTCGAAGTAGTTAAAGAAATAATCAAAGAAAAAATAATAGAAAAGCCAATTGAAATAGTAAGAAATTTATCTATACCCTTTAAAAGGGGAACAAAGCAAACCCACAATCCAGATCTAGCAGATCCGAATTTAAAATAGCGCGAAATCTTTTTTAAATTTTAAATTTAGTTTAAAAGAGTTTACAGCTAAACCTCGGTCAAATCTTTTAATAAAACTTGAACCCTCTTTTGGCATAACAGCTATATATTCTTTATTCTTAGTTTTTACAACTATATGAGAAGGTAATACTGAAACACTCATTAATTTACCTTTCATATTTCTTTTTATAGCTCTAGCTATAGCACAATTTTGAGGATTAGCTTTTTCACCCTCAAATATATTCTTTTCAGTTATGTTTATTGTTTTCTTCACTTTTTATTTCCTCTATTTTATAATCATAATTATCACTATCTTCGGTAATCCATTTGGGGCTATTTTCAGAAGTGTAAATATGAGAATTTATTTTTCTTTGCAACAATAATTCATTTGTTTTTGTTGCGAAGCTTGGATCGAATACTTTGATTCTATTATTAGGTTGTATTGCAAAATTTCCATTATCTAGTTTTATAACGTGACCAGCTTTGTGTTGATCTGGTCTTTGACTAAATCCAAAATTTAATTCATTATAATCACTATGCGCCCAATCAAGAGTAAACAAATAACGACCAGTATATTCTTTACCAGTACGGCCTTTATATTTTACTACTTTATTTTCTAATAAATAAAAAGTTGTTACTGATATGTGGTAACTAAAACTATCCCAAAGTTCTAATTCAGTTAATTCCATATCTGGAGCATCCTCTTCAGAGCAGAAAGCGCTTATAGGAGCATGCCACCAAATTCCTCCATCTTCCATAAGAAAATTAAAAAGTGGAACTTGACTAGGAAGACTTGTAACACCAAAAATTAAACATTTATATTTTTTATCAAAGCTATCTTCTTGATTCCTTAAGTAGTTACCACGGACGTAACATTCAATTGGGGGTATGTTTGCGTTGAGATATGCCACAGCTAATTTATTTACACTAAATATAAAATCTAGTGTAAACTTATATGTAAGTCGCATGTCTAAAAAACACAAACAAAAAGAAGACAAGTCAGCTCCTGTTCCTCAAAGAGATAAAATTGAAGGGTTCTTGAATATTCGCGAATTACAATGGACAGACAATCAAAAGAAATTTATTCAACTACTTCAAGATAAGACTACTAAAATGGTATTCTGCAAAGGCCCAGCAGGAACAGCGAAGAGTCTTCTTAGCGTATACGCAGCTCTAAATGCTATAAATCAAAAAAAGATTGGTGAAATATTTTATATTCGTAACCCAGTAGAAAGCTCTTCTCATAATCTAGGATTCCTTAAGGGCGATCTTCATAGTAAACTTGATCCTTATCTTCAACCATTAATGGATAAACTACATGAATTACTACCAAAAGGCCAAGTAGAGATGCTTTTAAAGCAAGAAAGAGTTAAAGGATTACCAGTAGGATTTTTACGAGGATTGAGCATTAATGCTAGTTACATTATCTGTGATGAAGCTCAAAATTTAAGTGTTCACGACTTGTTACTTATTACTACTAGAATGGGTAAATTTAGTAAATTAATATTAATTGGAGATATTAGACAATCTGATATTAAGAATAGCGGATTTGAGAAGATATATAACCTTTTTGACGATAAGAAAAGCTCAGATAAAGGAATATGCACATTTAAATTTGGACGAGAAGATATTATGAGAAATGATATCTTAGCTTATATTATTGAAAAGTTCGAAGAGATAAGTTAATTTGAAGTGTAATATAAAATACTATGGCAAGATATTTTAGAAATGATGGATTTGAAACTACAGCTTCAGTTGCGAGTATTCAAACAGCAGGAGTAATTATAGCCGCTCCAGGAATAGGAAAAAGTATATATCTTTTAGGTGGATCGACTCATGCAGATCAAAGATTTGTAGAAACTAACTCAAATGGAGCTTTAATAGTTACATTAGGAGATGGTTCAGCAGATTTCTCTGCAACCATAAAAGTAAAAGAAAATACTGCAATTTACTGTATAGGTGCTAATCCTTGTTCACTTTTTTATTACATTGATGATGTTTAAGGTGTAAACAAGATTATGCCGAGATATTTTAGAGATGATGGATTTGAAGCAATAGCTTCAGTAGTTTCTGCAACTGGTGCTGGGGTTATACTTTCTGGCCAAGGCTCAAGCACAACAACTTATTTACTAGGCGCAAATGCTCATATTAATACGACATTAAGAGAAAGCGGTGTAGCAGGAAATGTAATACTTAATGTGGGAGCTGGCAATTTTAACTTTCCAGCTACTATTGCACTAGATGGAAGTAAAAATATTTATTCAAGTGCTGCAGACTCAGTATCACTTTTTTACTATATTGAAAATAATTAATATTTAGAATAACCTATTATTTTAACATATAATAATATATGTTAAAAATTTATTGCTCTGAGTGTGGTTCTCCAACTGAATATTCTCTAAATAAACCTAAATTTTGCACAAATTGTGGAAATTCATTTTTTGGTGCTAAAAAAGAAGAAAAAGTAGCTTTGCCAGTACAAACGCAAAAGCCAACTATAAGTAAAGCTAAAAGACCAAATATTGAACCAGAAGATTATGAGGATGACGACAGTGAAATTACAGAAGTAAATGAAATGCCAGATATTAATAATTTAGATTTTGATGTTGACATTAATCAAAATAAAGGAGAAAAAATTGGTAGTATAATTGGTTCTTCAGATAAAAACGATTTAAGAAAATATAGATCATCAGAAAAAGTAGATGCTAAAAAAGTATTAGAGGATTTCGCAAGAGAAGGCGGAGCTATTCGTCCAGCTGCAAGAACATCAACAAATTCAGCCAAACGTCGTAGAGGACGAAATAATGGCTAAAAAACCCAAGTTTGAAAATTGTATAGATAACATAAATACAGAAATCCTTAAAAGAAAAAATAAGTGGAACTTAACAGCAATTGCTTGGATGGATTTTAGTGATGTTTCTCAAATTTTAAGATTTCATATTTATAAAAAATGGCATCTTTACGATTCCTCTAAACCTCTTGCTCCTTGGGTTAATAGAATTATAAGTAATCAAATTAAAAATCTTATTCGTAATAATTATAGCAATTATACAAGACCTTGTTTAAAATGTTCTGCTGCAGAAAGTGATGATGGTTGTGGGATTTATAGCAAACAATGTTCAGCTTGCCCATTATATGCAAATTGGGAAAAGAATAAGAAAAGCGCGCATGATACCAAACTAACAGTAAGCTTAGAAAATCATACTCAAGAAATAAATGATATGAAAAATGAAAATTTTAATCTTGAGGCCACAGCACAAAATGTACATAATAAAATGTTTAAAATATTAAAACCAATTGAATGGAAAATTTATCAATATTTATATATAGATGGCAAAGATGATGAACAAGTCGCCAAATTAATGGGTTACAGAACAACAGAAAAGAATCGTATGGCAGGATATAAACAAATAAAAAATTTAAAAAAATCAATTATTATTAAAGTTAAAAAGCATCTTTATAATGGAGATATTGATATTATATGAGCGAAGATATTTTTGTTCTTACAGATGAACAGCAATTAAAATTACTCACAGAATGGAATAATCGTCCAGATAATCCTCCATCTTTAGCAGAGTTAGTTAAGCTTGCTTTTGATAGAGATGATCTTGATGGGCGTAGCAAAGAAGGTAAAGCTGTAAAACAATTTCTTGCTTCTAGACACATTAAGCCAAGAAAAAGTCATGAATACGAAGCTAAAGGTCTTATAGAATTAACAAACGAGCAAAAAGAATATATCAGCAATAATTGTTTAACTATGACTGGTTTAGAAATGGCTAAAATTTTATTTAAAAATGAAGCACTAACTAATTTATGTCAAGAGACTAGAAGTGTTTTGGAGTACATGAAAGTTATTCCAACGAATATTAAATATAACAATACAGAAAATGAAGACGCAGCTTCTGGAGATTATAAGCCACCTCGTAGCGAAGAAAGAATGATAGCAAAAATTAATAAATATGTTATGGATGGTATTGATAAAACTAAAATTACGCATGGTCAAAAAAGAGAAATTACAGCAGTAATTGGTTATATGAATACTCATAGATTTATTCATCAAATTAATCTTTATGATAATGAAAGTGATAGAGAATTATTTGAGAGTAGCTTTATTAGATATACATACAACAAAGCAGATTTAACACAAGAAGAAGTTGATCAATATATTGTTCTTTGTACTGAAGTATTAATATCTTCTAATATTCAACAGACTATTGGAGTACTTCAAAATCAAATTGATATTGCAATTCAAGAAGATGGCAAAATTCCAATGGCAATAGTTGAAGCAAGTAATACCGCAAGAAAAGAATACAACGATTGCGTTAATCGTCAACAAAAATTAAACAATGATCTTAAAGTAAAACGAAGTGAAAGATTAAGCAAGCAAGTAAAAGAAACTGCATCTATTATTAATCTTGTACAAATGTGGAAAGAAGAAGAAAGTCGCGCTAAATTAATTAAAATGGCAGAGATGAGAAAGAAAACCGTAGAAAAAGAAATAGATAGATTATCATCTATGGACGAAGTTAAATGTAGAATCTTAGGAATTTCAAAAGACGAAATATTAAATGGTTAATCTTATGTCAGTTATTTGTAAAGTAGATGGTAAAGAATTTAAAGATGAAAAAAGTTTGCATCTCGCACTTCGTGGTTATGGTTTAAACAAAGAAAAATACTATCATACTTATTATCCTAAAAAAGATCTTCTTACTGGAGATACTATTAACTTTAAAACCAAAGAACAATATTTAAATAGTGATTTTAATGATAAGAATAATATGAAAAAATGGCTCAAAGAACAGCCATTAGATAAAGCTCAAGAGTATACCAAACAATTACTAGCCAAAAGAAAAGAAGACAAGAAATTAACATATAGTCCTTGTCAAGTAGAATTAAGAACTATCATGGCTCCGTCCATTATATCTTATAATAAATTATTTAATGATTATTATGATGTTTGCTCTAGCATAGGTTTAGAAAATAAGTTTATACATCCAAGCAATATCATTCATCAATTTAAAAATAAATTAAATTCAAAAGATACCATTTATGTTGATACAAGAGAGCAGAATTGGCTTAAATTTAATATACCTTTTGAAATAAAGACCTTACCATATGGGGACTATACTTGTTCTAATGATAATTGTAGTTGCTTTATAGAAAGAAAAAGTCTTAGTGATTTTATTAGCACTCTAAGCGTTGGTAACCTTGAAAGATTTAAAAATGAAATAACTAAAGCAAAGAAAGACAATGCTTATCTTGTTGTTATAGTAGAAGAAAAACTTACAAATGCATTAAGCTTTCAATATCTTCCTCATATTAGTAAAAAGATAAAAGCAACTCCAGAATTTATATTCCATAATGTCAGACAACTACTTCAAGAGTTCGATAACTTACAATTTCTTTTTGTTGATGGAAGAGAAGAGATGAAAAGAGCTATAGAATCTATTTTTGCTAGTAAATGTTTTTATAAAAAAGTAGATTTACAATTAGCTTATGATATGAAACTTTTATGATATATTGTCCAGATAAATATATAAGAGAAGTCAAAGATGTTAATGCTGAATTATCTCAGCTTAAAGGATTTCTTAATGATAAAGAAGCTAAAATTACTTTAGCGAAATTTCTTAGAGCTAATATTGGATTTACAACAGAACTTATCAGCGGAGTTAAACTAGCTCCATATCAAGAGTTACATCTTAAAGCTTTAATGAATAGAAATTTTAACATGTGCGTGTTTGGTCGTGGTTGTGGTAAATCGTTTATGGCAGCAGTATTTTGTTTTCTTCAATGCGTATTTGAACCTAATACTAAAATTCTTATTGCTGGCCCAACATTTAGAACTGCGCGGTTTATTTTTAATAATTTAGAAAAAATTGTAGATAGTAAAGGCGCAGAACTACTTGCTCAATGTTTTGGTGCTAAAGCTAAAAGAAATGATCAATTTGAATGGCAAATTAATGGTGGCAGTATTGTCGCTATTCCTCTTAATGGTGAAAAGATTCGAGGATTTCGAGCAAATATTCTAGTGCTTGACGAGTTCCTTTTACTTCCAGAAGAAATTATTAAAAACGTATTGATGCCATTCTTAGTTGCTCCTCAAAACATGAAAGAGCGTATGGAAATTAGAGAATTTGAAGATAAGTTGATTAGCGAAGGTCTAATGAAAGAAGATGAAAGAATGGTTTTTGAAAATACTAGCAAAATGGTTGCGCTTTCATCTGCAAGTTATACTTTTGAAAATCTTTATAAAACTTATAAAGAATGGTCTGAAAAAATTGAATCAAAAGAAAAACAAGAAGCTACATATTTTGTAAGTCAAATGAGTTACGAAGCTCTTCCAGAAGAAATGATTGACAAAACAATCATCGAAGAAGCTCAAGCTGGTGGATTTAGTCATAGTAGTTTCATGAGAGAATACTGCGCGCGATTTACGGATGGTAGTGATAGTTATTTTAATGCAAAGAAAATGGAAGATTGTACTTTACCATTAGGAGAAGCTCCTCATACTTTATTAAGAGGAGATCCAAAGAAAAAATATATTCTTGGAATCGATCCTAATATGAGTGATAGTCCAAATGCAGATTATTTTGCTATGGCTATTTTAGAAGTAGATGATGAAACAGGACAAGGCACATTAGTTCATACTTATGCTGGTCTTGGTAATTTAAAAAATCACGTTGCATATTTATATTACATATTAAGTAATTTTAATATTATACTAATGATTATAGATAATGCAGGAGCAGATGTTTTCTTATCAGCTTGTAATCAATCAGAATTATTTAAAAAAGATAAACTTGAAATTAAAACATTTGATTTTGATAGTGATCTAGAAGGCGTTGATTATGATCTAATGGTTAAGAATGCTAGAAAAAAATATAATATAGAAGATAAAAAAATAGCTTTTAATCAAGTATTCACAAGTACATTTATTCGTAAAGCTAATGAACATTTGCAAGCTTGTATTGATTATAAGAAAATATGGTTTGCTAGTAAAACTGGTGCATATGAATCTTTCTTTAATAAAGTATTAAATCAAGGAGCAGCAAATCTAGATTTAATTAGAGGAGAAGATAAAAAAGATTGGACTACATTAGATTTTATTGAAAATCAAGATGATTATATATATCAGACCAAAAAACAATGCGCTCTAGTTGAACATTCTAGTACTAGCCGTGGTACTCAAAGCTTTGATTTACCACAACACCTCAAAAGAAGCTCTTCTGCTAATAAAGCCAGAAAAGATAATTATTCGGCACTTATGTTAGCAAATTGGGCTTTAAAATGCTATAATGATATGATGAAAGAACCAGAAACAATCGAAAGTTCAACTTTTTCGCCTATTATGATCAAATAAAGGTGTAATAATCCACGTAAAATGGCTAAAAAAATTAAAAATAAATCAAAAAATACCAAAAGCCAAGAAATCGTACCGCTAATGGCATCAGCATCTACTTACGAAAGTAAAGCTAGGGCCGCAAATGATACATCGGTAAGAAGAAATGCCTCAAGTACAATAATTAGAACAGATAGATACAAGAATATTGATGATGGACTTATTCCATTTAGATACTCTACTGGTATTAAAAATGAATCTAACCTTAATATTCGTGATGCAGTAATTCTTTGCCAAAAAGCATATTATAACTTTGCGATTTTCAGAAACACTATTGATTTAATGACAGAGTTTTCAACTAGTAATGTTTACTTTACTGGTGGTAGCTCTAAATCAAGAAATTTCTTCGAAGCTCTTTTTAGAAAAATAAATATAACAGATATTCAAGATAAATTCTTTAGAGAATATTATCGTTCTGGTAATGTTTTCATTTACAGATTTGATACTAAAGTAAAAGATGAAGATGTTAATAAAATTACTCAAACATTTGGCTTAACTAGCTCAACCGCAGCTGTTAATTTACCATCTAAATATATTATTTTAAATCCATCAGATATTCAAATTGCTGGAACTATTAATTTCGCACAAAGAAAGTATTATAAAATATTAACTGATTACGAATTAGAAAGATTAAAGAATCCAAAGAGCGATGAAGATAAAGAAGTATTAAATAGTTTACCACCAGAGACTCAAAAATTAATCAAAGGAAAAACAATTGGCATTTTAACAATTCCTCTTGAAGCAGATAGAATTTCAGCAGCATTTTATAAGAAACAAGATTACGAACCATTTTCAGTACCAATGGGTTTTCCAGTATTAGAAGATATTAATTGGAAAGCTGAAATGAAAAAAATGGATATGGCAGTTACTCGCACAATGCAACAATCCGTACTTCTTATCACGATGGGAGATACTCCAGATAATGGTGGTATTAACCAAAAGAATCTTGAAGCAATGCAAACTCTTTTTGAAAATCAAAGCGTTGGCAGAGTTCTTATTGCAGATTATACAACTAAAGCACAATTTGTTATTCCTGATATTGGCTCTTTGATTGGACCTCAAAAGTATGAAGTTGTAGATAGAGATATTCAAATTGGTTTAAATAATATTCTTATTGGTAGTGAAAAGTTTGCTAATCAAAGCATTAAAGTTCAAGTATTTATTGAAAGATTAAAACAAGCTCGCCAAACATTTATTAATGAGTTTCTTGTTCCTGAGATTCGTAGAATAAGCAAAGATCTTGGATTTAAAAATTATCCAGTTCCAAACTTTGAAGACATTGATCTTAAAGATGACGTTCAATATTCTAGAATTTATAATCGTTTAATAGAACTTGGAGTATTAACTCCAGAAGAAGGAATCAAAGCTATTGAAACTGGCAGACTTCCAAATGCAGAAGAATCTATCGAAGCTCAACAAAGATTTAAAGATCTTAAAGATCAAGGATTTTATCAACCACTAATTGGAGGAAGTCAACAACAAGCTGGCAGACCAAGCGGTTCAACTGGAACACCACAAAGTACTAAAAATGTTTCACCAATTGGACAAGGCAAACAATCTAAAGCTAATGAAGATAAGTTTAGTCTTTCTAAAGTAAAAGAAAATCTTGTTCTTGCTCAAAAACTAGAAGAAGAAGTATCATCTGCTCTTCGTAAAAAACATAATATTAAAAAATTAAGTTATAACCAAAAAGAAGTAGCAGAACAAATTAGTAAAATTATTGTAGCAAATGAAACTCCAGAAAATTGGGTTTCCAAAATAGAAGATTACATCAAACAACCAGTTGATCAAAATCAAGAAACTGTTGCTAGTGTAAATTCAATTGCTTATGATCATCAAGTTGATAGTTATCTTGCAAGTATTCTTTATCACAGCAAAGTAAAATAATATGCCAAACTATATCAGAACAAAACAAATTGATCAAGGTGATTTATCTGGAGTAGTCCAAAATGTAATTGACTCTAATCAATTTAGTTTTAATGCTGGATTGATTGGAACTGGCGTCAATATTAGTAATGTTTCTTATATTAATTTAAGTGGAGTATCAATAAACTTAATTGATTCTTCAGTGAGCGGAATAGGAATAGGAATAAATGATGTAGTTTATACTACTGGAAATCAAACTATTGCTGGAAATAAAACTTTTGCTTCTCGCCCAAAAGTAAATGGCACAGGAGTATTATTAAGTGGAGATATTCCATATGTTCAAACCAATTCATATTTCTATGTTGATGCCACTAGAACAGATTCATATATTGAAAATGGAAATATTTTATATCCATATAAAACTTTAAGTGGCGCTTACAATGCAGCAAAAAATATTGCACATTTTCACAATCCAACTTATATAACGCTTCTTAGCCCAATAGCTGAAAATTTAACTATAGATAAAGGATATATTAATTTAGTAGGAAATAATACAAATAAAAATGATCCAATTAGAATAACTGGCTCATTAGTTTTTGCAGCTACTGGTATTGGTACAACTGCAACAGATAATAATTTTTCAATAGCTGGGTTAGGAGTAACGGCCACTTCAAATAATAAATGTATATTATTTTCTGGAAATAAACCTCAAAGATTGTTTATTCAAGATTGTTGGTTGATAGCAAAAGATAATGGAACTTGTTTATATTCAAATAATACAAATACAACTTCAAGATTGCAAGGAGATATATTAAAACTTAGTCCAGAAGGAGTAAATACAACAGCAATTGATATAGTAAGTGGAACATCTTCGATTTCTTTTGCTGAGACTAGTAGTCTTGCAAGTGTTTTAGCTTACGTTAGAAATAATAGTACTTTAAATATAAGTAACTCTCAAATAGAAACAAGTGGAGCAAAAGCTTTTCAAGTTGAAAACGCTGCTAGATTAACTTTATTAAATAGTGTGCTAACAAATACAGCGAATCCTTCGACTGGAATATTTTTAAAAGATGCACTTTCTACAGCAGTAGTAGTTGGTTCAGCAATTTCTGTTCCAGCAAACGCTAATAGTTATGCTATAAATGGAGTAGCTAATTCTTATCTTTTTTATAAAAATCTTTATTTTAGTATAGATGCATTTGGCGCAAGCACAGAATCAAAAATTGGAAATAATGTTAATAAAAATTTAATTAATTCATATGATCCAGTAGTTTATAGTATAGGTGATCAAACTATTTATGGAGTTAAAACTTTTCAAAATATAACTTCTAATTCAATTACTTCTCCTAATTACATAGGAATTCCAGGAGGAAATGATGGAACTTATCTTGGTGGGGGCGCTGGTAATTTAACGTTAAATGCAGGAAATGCTGATGATCATAATAATGGAAATGGTGGGAATGCGGGAAGTATATCTTTAAATGGAGCGAATGGAGGAGATGGAGATGGTGGTAATGCTGGATCTATAAATTTAAATGGAGGAACTGATGCTGGTCATGGCGGTAGTATTAATTTATATGGAAATCAAACTGCTAGGGGTGGATCAATATCTTCTATAGGAGGAGATCAAGGTTCTCACGGTGGAAGCATTAATTTAGATGGTAGTTCTATGGAAACAAATTATATAGGAGGCAGTATTAACTTGGCTGGAGGAAATAATGGGCCTGGAGGCTCAATTGATCTTTCAAATAATGGAGGAAGTTTTGTCATTAAAAGTGGAGAAAGCTTACCAAATCTAAAAAATGGTTCAATTTTTAATAATACAAACGATAATTTATATATAAGAAAAAGTGGAATTTGGGAACAAGTAATAACAAACAGAGGAGATCAAATTATTAGTGGAATTAAAACATTTGCTAATTCTGGAGTATTTTCGCTTTCTGGCGCCGCACCTTTAAATATAAAAAACAATCCATTATCAGTAGTTGGCAGCGGAAATTCTTATCTACAACTAAATATTCAAAATAGAGCAACTGGAACAACCTCAACAGCAGATTTAGTTATCACCGCTAACAATGGCACTGATACTACAAATTATATTAACCTCGGAATAAATAACTCTGGATATAATGATCCTGCATTTAGCAATGGAAGTGGATTAGATGGTTATCTATTTATAAATGGTGGAAGTTTAGATATAGGCACTCAAACAACTGGTACATCTATAGAGTTTCATGTTGGAGGAACAACTTTAGATAAAACTATAGCAAGAATAGATTCTTCTGGATTAAATATTGTAAGTGGTAATTTAACAGTAAGTGGAACAAGAGTTCTTTTGAGTGGGTCTACTCCATTTATTATGAATTTTGGGCATAAACAAAATACTCCAGCAACTGGTCCATTATATCAATATTTTGGACCACAAATGGATATTGATCCAGTTAGTTTAACTAATAATGAAAAAAGAAGAACTCAAATACTCCAAGACTGTTATTTAAGAAAAGTTGTATGGAACAGTATTGCAAAAAGCAATTTTCCAACCCCAAACAGTGCAATGACTGGATATTTTAAAAATTTTGGAAATAATGCATTAAGCGATGATCAATTAGCTGGAGTTCAAGTTACATCTGCAATAAATATTCCTAATTCTAATATCATATACGCCAATTCTACTGGCACGCTAAACATACCAATAAAATCTGGAGATTATGTGTCTTTTTATTATCAAACTAATTTTAGTACTGCTCCTGTAAATTTAGCAATAAGTGTTAATGCTTATTTTTACGTTTAATTATTAGATTTTAAAATTATATATTATTATAATAATGTGTAATCTATTATGAAAAATATGCTATCTAAAATATTTGGCCCAAATTGGAGATCTAGCTCATCTGGAATAGCCACAGTTGTAGCAGTTTGTACTGCAATAGCAATTCACTCTGATCCTTCACTAGTAGCTTTTCTTCCAGATCAAGCAGAAGTTTATATTCTTGGAATTTCAAAATTAGTTGCAGTTGTTTCTGGAATTATTTTTACATTGACAGTAAAAGATGCAGCAGTTACTGGCGGAACAGTAGCTCAAACAAACGAAGCAAAAGATAGAACAAATGGAGAAAACATATGAATAAATTACAATTAGCCGCAGTTACTCTTTTGAGCGTATTTCTTGGTGCTTGTGCAACAACTCAAACTGGTCGAGTTGATCCAGCAACAAGTGTTTCAAATGCACTACCTTATGTTAAACCAGCAGTTGTATTTGCTTGTACTGTTGTTCTTGATCAAGCAGTTTCTGGTAGTGATAGAATTGAAAAGGCTAAGATGATTAATCATGTTGCAGCAATCGTTGAAGGATTAACAGTTGGAACTGCTCCAACTCCAGATCAACTTCAAAAAGCTCTTGTTGATTATCTTCCAGAAGAAAAAACTCATTGGGTAAATTATGTTAGTGTTATTAAAGATATTTACGCTCAACAATTTGCAAGATTAGATGGCAATACCGCACTTGCTATTAAGGTACTTAATGCTATTGCATCTGGATGTAAAGATGCTACAGCAAGTTACGTAGAGTAATCATGCCAACTGGAATATTAACAGCATTACTTTCAGCAGTATCTGGAATATTCGCAGCAATTAATAATGTATTCGGCGCGAAGAATACAAAAGAAATGAAAGATCGCCAAGAGGCTCAAAAAGAAGTCGATTATCAAAGTGGAATCGAAAATGCAGTAAAGGGAAAAGACCTTGAAGAAGCTCGCAAGCATATTAGCTCTTAATTTTCTTTTTATTGGTTGTGCTACGGTGACCCCTAATAAAATACAAGATGATAAATCTTCTTATGACGCTACAACACCAAAACAATATGATAGAGATAATGGTGGATTAATTTCTTTTGTTGGTGATGATGCGCTTATTACTCGTCAAGCGCGTGAACGATACAACAATCTAATTAAAATGTACAAAATTAAATTCAAAAAAGAAAAAGCAATTGATTTAACAGAAGACTCTGGAATAACTCCTTACAAGGATAATTTTAACAATGAATTATTTCTTATTAGTAGCGAACATCTTGTTTATTTTGGCGTTATGAATTCTTGGTTAAAAGAAAAAGTTCCCCAAGATAATATACTAGACAAGACCATAGATAAAATAAATAATTAAATAAAATGGGCAGATTAATAATACCTAATAGAAAATATTTATATGTAGCTTCTGGAGCAGGGCTATCTCCAGATATTAATTGTTTTAGATTTTATGGAGTAGATTACCCTATATAAATATGTTAAATAAAAAATCCTTAGATCTCATTCTTGAGTTTGAAGTTGGTGGTGGCGAAAACTATTATAATAAATTTTTAAAAAGTCCAGCATGGCCAGGAGAGCAGAGTGGAGTAACAATTGGTGTTGGTTACGACTTGGGATATGTAAATAAAACAGAATTCACAAATGATTGGAAAGAATTACCTCAAAAAGATTTTGATAAATTATATAAAGTAGTTGGAATGAAAGGAATAGCAGCAAAAGATCTTATTAGAGGATTAAAAGATATTTCTATTCCTTGGGATCTTGCTCTTAAAGTATTTAACAATAAAACAGTAACTAAATTTTATAACTTAACACAACAAACTTTTCCTAATTTTGATAATCTTCCAGAAGATGCAAAAGGTGGATTAGTTAGTCTTGTATTTAATCGAGGCAATAGCCTCGAAGGTGATCGTCGCCGCGAAATGAAATTAATAAGAGATGGTATGAAATTAGTATCCTCTTATGATCAAAAAGCATTAACCTTTATAGCTAATCAAATAAGAAGTATGAAAAGAATATGGGCTGGAGGAAGTATTGAAAAAGGTATGAACAGAAGACGAGATGCTGAAGCTAAATTAATAGAACAATCATTTGTAGTGTAATATATTTGATGGCCTTCAAAATAAGCAAAACACCAAATTGGTATAAAAAGCTTTTGTCAAAAGACATTGACTCAGCTATTGCTGGTTTAACCGCAAACGACTCAACAAAGCTTATTTTTAGCACAATGAGCCCAAATGGAAATTGTTGCGCTGGAGATAGTTCAACTGATCCAGTAAATCCAGTTTTTATAAGAAGCACAACATGCTGGGCTAAAAATATAGATACTTCTCCAATTTCAGTTTGGAATAATGGAGGTGGATATTCAGCACCTTTAAATGCTGGTGGATATGGCGGAGCAGGAACTTTAATTAGCCCAAGGCATATTTTATTAGCTAATCATTTTTATATAAAGAGTGGTAAAAAATTAATTTTTGTTGCTATGGATAATACTTGTTACATAAGAACCCTATCGAATTCTTTGCAAGTAGGTAGTTCAGATATTCGAATTGGACTATTAGATTCAGATTTACCAGCAAATGTAAGTTTTTGTAAAATAGGAAGTCAAACTTTATGTAATCAACCCACATTTGACAATAAATTTCCAACGCTATCTAGTAATCTCTCTAAAAAAGCTATTATTGAAGAAGGGTATGTTGGAGGTAATAGCATATTACTATTTGGCGCATCTTCTGATTCTCAAAGAGTAAATTTTTTTGAAACATCTGGGGGTGGAACTTCTGGAAATCCAATATGTTTTGTTTATGAAAATAAACTTATTATAATAGGATATAGATATACTTCTATTGGTGGTCCAAGTTTTATTGCTCCTTATACGAACGCAATCAATGCAGTAATGACTTCTCTTGGAGGCGGATATCAACTTAGTATTTTTGATTTAAATGCTAATTCACCTCAGAATAAATGTTTAATTAAAAAAAATAGCACTGGTGGAGGAAAATTAAAAATTACTTCTTTGCAAGGTCCTAATCAGTTTATTGCTAGATCAGAACAACCTATAGGATTTGATGTGCTTGGAGTAACAGAGGCTAATACAGATTTTTATACTGCTTCTGATATTAATTCTCAGCAATGTGCAAATACATTTATTATAAAAGCTTCATCATCTAGTAGTTATTCTAGTAGTTCTTCTAGTCCAGGACCTAGCTTATTAGTTCCAGGATCATCTTATCTTGACTCATACTATGAAAGAATTTATAATAGTGCTCAAGAGAATTTTGGATATTTAAGTTACTCTAATGGATTATGGACAATGCAAGTTGGAAATTATTATTTTACAGCAGTTGGCACAAGATTTAAAATACCTTTAAATTATACTCAAGGAGTTTCTATTGTGCCAAATCTATTAGCGGATCAGTGTGAGCCTCCTGCACCAGCTTAACTTTATGAAAAAGCTATTATTGATATTGCCGCTATTTTTATTAATATCTTGTTCTGAACAAAATTTAGATAGTAGAGAATTACCTACAAAATATCCAGAAACTCCAACTATGGGTTCTGCTGATGATGTCACTAAAGAATTATATGGTAATAAAAAATGAGTTTTATACAAATAGCTTTAACTGGAAATGGATATTTAACAATACCAAAAGATACAAATTCAAATGGTAGTATTGGTTTTTCAATTGATTTAGATGCTTTAAATTATATTAAAAGAGCAGGAATTATAGATTCAGAAAATAGAACTAATATTAATAATTTTATAGTTGGATTAAAAGATCTTAATCTTTGGAATAATACTATTAATATTTATTTATTAAATTCTGGATATAATTCAAACACTAGCATAGTTTATGATTTGAAAAATAAAAACTATGATGGAAAAATAATAAATTATAATCAGTCAGAATGGACTCTTAGTGGTTTGCATTTAAAAAGCGGTTATGCAGGTCCTAATCCTGGTTTGTCGAGTGGAAAAAGTATAATAGCACATCCTAAATTGCCTGTTTTAAGTGGAAATTGTACGTTTGTTATGTTAGGTAAAACTTTAGTAAATGGTGAAGGTTACGGAATGGGAGAATGGTGGCAACAATGTGATCGCGCTGGAAGTGATAGAAGCATTTGGTTTTGTCCAGACGCTTACTATGCTTCATCAGAAATGCAATTTGGAGGTAATTATTATGAATCAAATCTTGAAAATAGTCTACCAAACTATCCATTTTATTGGGCAAGTTATGGAAAAAGTGTAGTATATAGTGACACAAGATTAAGTACTGGTCAACAGTACAATATAATATCTTATAGCAATCCATATTCTCCAAGCGCAATTCCAAATTCTGGAACAGGTTGTATAACAGTTTATAAAGATGGTAAATTTATAGCTCAAACTGTAAGTGGAGCAGTCACCTTACCAAGGTTCTGCGAATATATACCATCATTTCCATGTGAAATATATAGCGGTATGATAGGTGGATATCTTGATCTTTACGCAACAAATTATACTAATAGCGTAGGCGTAAAAAACGATGGTTTTTATACCATTGCAGCCTCTTTTTCTAAGGTATTAAATTCTGGAGAACATATAACTTTACATAAATTAATTAAAAGCACAATATCAAAGAATATTGATATAGTTCTATAAAATTAATACAAAAACTATCCTTTAAGTGTATATTATATATAGAATGAATTATAATTCTGAACAATATGGCTTTGAGCAAATTAAAGCCAAAAAAACATACAAACCAAAAGGTCGCAAAAAGAAAAGTTCAGAAAAATCATTAGATTTCTCTAAAAAAATAATCGCAGCTTTAGAAGATAAACTTAATCTTCATAATAAAGATAATAGTAAACAACTCAATTTAGTTGATCTAAAAAAAGCTTACAAAAATGGATTCAATGGAAACCAAGATTTAAATAAAGAAACATTAGCTCACGTAAATATGACGCTAAGAATTTCCAGAGGTAAAATTAGTGATATTATTAGTAATTTTAAATCTAGTTCTTTTGAAATAGTTGGTTCACAATTCGTTGTTAAAGGTGATCTAATTCCTAATGAAAATGATTACCAACAAGCAGAACAAGATATAATCTCTTATGGTTTAGAAGATTTTGATTTCAAGAGCCAAGAAGAATTATATCTTGAAGACGAAGAAGATCGTGTAATCTATGGATTCGACATAGACAAAATATAATTATGAAAAATAAAACAAAATTCTTAACCACATTTTCTAATATTAAAATTAGACCAGTTGTTAGTGAAGAGAAAGATAAATATCTTTCAGTAGCTTCACTCGAAAAATTAAAGAAATTCTTGCCTGATATTAACACAGAAGATAACATTGATCTTCTTCCTGTTGCTTTTGATGCTTGTGTTGTAAATAGAGTTAATAAAAATGGTGATGTTATTGATGGCGAAACTGCCGCTAAGATTACTAAAAATTTCGTTAATAAGCCAATTAATGTAGAACACAATAGAAATCAAGTTATTGGTTGTATATTATCTGCTAGCTTTAGTAAATTTGGAAGTAATGAGAGTTTGTCTTCTGAAGAAGTAGCAAACATGAAACAACCATTTAATATTACTCTTGGTGGTGTTATCTGGAAAGTTGTTAATAAAGAATTAGCAGACCAAATTGAAGAGAGTAACGATCCTACTAGTAATAATTATATGAGTATAAGTGCTAGTTGGGAGCTTGGATTTAATGAATATAATATAGTAGTTCTTGATGAAAACGAGAAAAACATAGAAAATGGTAAGTTTATAACTGACGAAAAAGAGATAGAAAAGATGGAAAGCTCATTAAGAAGCTTTGGTGGAAGTGGCAAAATTTCAAGTAATAAGTACGTTTATAGACAAGTCTTGGGTAAAGTTGTCCCATTAGGTGTGGGATTAACATTAAATCCTGCAGCTGATGTGCAAGGAGTAGCTGTTCAAACAGAAGAAAAAGCTCTAGATATTCAAGAGAATAAATCTTCTATTGAAATGCTTAATGAAAATAATATTTCCCAAGAAGCTGATTTAAATGTAAAATTAGAGAGGATATATATGAAAATAACAAAAATTGAAGAAATTACAGATTCTTTGCTTAGTCAAGTAACAGCTAGTTCTGTTGTTGATTTTATTGCAGAGGAAATTAAAAAAATTAGCGATCAATTCGTAACAGAAAAAGCTGAAAAAGATAATGCTGTTAAAGCTGCAACTGAAAAATACGAAGCTGCATTTGCTGAACAAGAAGTTCTTAAAAAGCAACTAGCTGAAGTTAATGAAAAACTATCTGCTATTCAAGCTGAACAAGAAGCTAAAGCTAAACAAGAAGCATTCACCCTCAGAATGGCTGCTCTTGATGAAGAGTTTGAATTGAGCGATGAAGATCGCCAAGTTCTAGCTGCAGATATTAAAGATTTAAACGAAGAAGCCTTTTCTGCTTATAAAACCAAAATGTCTGTTCTCATGAAAGAGAAAAACAAAGCTGCTAAAAAAGCTGCTCAAGAAAAAATGTCTAAACAAGATATCAAAAAAGATTTAGAAGAAGATGTTAAAGACAAAGGAGTTGATGAAAATAAAGAAGATAAAACTGGTAAAATGGTAAAAGCTTCTGTAGAATCAACTTCAGAAATTTCTACAACCCAGGAGGTTGTCGAACAAGCTGTTGATAATGGATCAAAAGCTTCCACAGAAATACCAAATTCAGCCCCTGCTGCAGAGCCAACCGTACAAGAAAAGTACGCTAAAGCTTTTAGCTTGGATGGATTTGAATTCAGAAAATAAAATAAGGAGAAAAATATATGGCACGTAATTTAAGACCATTAACACAATACGACGAGAGGGAAGTTATCAATTTCTTCGCTTATAGCGGAGATAGTACTCTTGTTCGTAAAGGCACTGCGGTTAAAATCCAAGGTGCTGGCTTCCAAGCCGATTCAACAAATCCAGTAGAAATGCTAGGTGGACCTGGCGCTTCTTACACAAATGTAGTATCACAACGTTATGGCGCAGTACCAAAAGTAGCTGCTGCTGTTTCTGGTGATAAAGTCATTGGATTCACACTCATGGATATTCGTGAAACTGACGAAAATGGTGAGAAATTAGTTTACAATCCTCGCAAAGCTGCTGAGATGGGCGTAGTTATCAGCGGACAAGCAGTTCCAGTTCTAACTCGTGGAATAGTTCTTTATAGTGGACTAACCGCTGGTTCAGCTGGTGACAATGTTTACCTACATTCTGGTACCGCAGGTGATTTGACAACTACAAATCATGGTGGAAACACAAAAGTAGGAAAGCTTCTTGGTGATCGTGACGCTAATGGCGTTGCTCTCCTCAAGATCGAACTCTAATTTCAATAAAGGAGAAATTTAACATGAAATTAAAATTAAAAAATACCCCAGAACAAGTTGAGCTAATCAAAGCTATGGGTAGCAGAGATGCTAACGTAGCCAGAGAAGCCAGCCAAGCATTTGCAGCATTTATTGGCCCAGTCGTTAGCAAAGTTCTAATGCAAGCTGGTACTGCTAGTGCAGTTTACAGTGATCTTCCTTATGACGAAGATGATAATCCCTCTATTCCTCTCGACCTATGGGTTGGTGAAGGTGAAGGATATACAACTGTATGGAGCCAAAACGTAGCAGGTGGTCTTCCAACTTCTAACGTTGAAGGTTTCAGTGAATTGAAAGTTGCAACCTATCGTTTGGATAGTGCAGTTTCAATGCTAAAAAGATATGTTCGCCGTGGCCGTCTTGATGTTGTTAGCAAAGCCGTAGAGCGCATGACCAACGAAGTTCTCGTAAAACAAGAACGTAACGCTTGGGCAGTAGTTCTAAGAGCACTAGCAGAAGCTCGTTCTTCTTCTATCACTGCTCCAACTGGTGTTCCAACTAACGCTCACATCACAAGAATCACTGGTAACGCATTAACTCTTGGTGGCTTGAATAATTTAATCACCCTCGTAAAGAGAATTAATAGCTCTTATGCTGGTGGTTCAACTGATAGTTCTTATGGTCTAACCGATCTATTCGTAAGTCCAGAGATCAAAGGTGATATCCGTGCATTTGCTTACAATCAAGTAACAAATCAAACCACAGATCTTCCAGCTGGTGTTCGTGAAGAAATCTTCCGTAACGCTGGTATTCAAGAGATCTATGGAATTGCTATTCATGATATGAATGAATTTGGTGTTGGAAGAAAATACAATACCCTATTCAATAGCTTCTATGGTGGTACTGAAGGTGGTGCAACAGATTTCGAACAAGCCGCTACTACAGACGGTGACGAAATTCTAGTTGGTCTTGATCTAACTAAAGATGCATTTGTTCGTCCAGTTGCTCGCAATAGCGAAACTGGTGGAACATTCACTGCTCTTCCAGACGATCAATTCGTAACTCGCGCTGACAAAGTTGGATTCTATGGATCCCTCGAAGAAGGCCGCGTATGTCTCGATGGTCGTGCAGTTGCAGGATTAATCGTAGCCAACGACTAATATTTAAATATTAGAAAATTGAAAAGCCCAAGGGTTCATCCCCTTGGGTTTTTCTTTTTTATTAGACATCTTATATTTATTACTATATAATAATACAAGGAGAATATTATGCCACGTAAATCAAATAAACAAGCTAAAGGTCAACTAGATAACTTAAATCAAACTCACGGAAAAGTAGAAAAGCCTCTTACTTTAAATCAAGTTTGGGGAGATGATGGTAAGAGTAAATATGGCACTCTTGATGTTGAAAAATATTCTGATTATTTAAATGATCTAAATAAAAGTGATCTTCAAGCCCATGCAGTAAAGATTGGTCTTGTTCCAATTGATGATAGAAATTCTCTTGTAACAAGATTAAAAAAAGAATTTAATAAATATGCTTCTCAATATTCTGCAAGATCACTTCCAACGAAAAAAGATATTTCTAAAGCTGCAAGAGATATTCTTTCAGAAGGTCGCTAATTTTATTTCGATAAAATAATTGTTCCGTGTAATATTTTACATGGCAACATCTTATAATATTACTGGGTATCAAGGCGACTACATTCAATTAACATTAAATTTAAAAGACAGTGACGGAACAGCAATTAATCTAAGCGGTTATGGTGTGCGTGGTCAAGTTCGCGCTAGCTATGGATCTACAGGAGTTTTATTAGATTTAAATCCAACTATATCTGGAAATGGTTTAAGTGGTATAGTTTCAATTAATATTAATTCATATATTTCAGCAGATCTTCCAGTTAGTGATCATATTTATGATATTGAAAGATATCCATCTGGTATATTAACAGGAAATAGTATAAAATTAATGCGAGGAAAATTTTCGATTTTGCCAGAAGTAACGAGATAGTTTTATGGCAGACATAAATGTTGATGTGAGTTTGCCAAATAGCATAAATATTAATGTAACATCTCCAACTCAACAAACATTTTCTAATATAACTATACCAGCAAAACTTCTAACAGATACTACTTCACCAACTCAAAGTTTAGTTACAAATGTTTCTGTTCCAGGTCCTCAAGGTCCAGCTGGTATTCAAGGACCAAGTGGAGCAGTAGGACCAAGTGGAGCAGTAGGACCAAGTGGAGCAGTAGGACCAAGTGGATTAGTAGGACCAAGTGGGGCAACTGGACCAAGTGGGGCTCAAGGACCAATTGGACCTTCTGGTTTACAAGGTCCAGTTGGACCAATAGGCCCTAGTGGAGCAGTAGGACCAAGTGGATTAGTAGGACCAAGTGGGGCAACTGGACCTAGTGGAGCTACTGGTCCAAATGGAATCGTAAATACAGGACAATTTGATCTTAGATATTATTCTATTAATAATCCAAGTGGTTTTATTACAGGAGTAAATCTTTCTAACTATTATACAAGAGATAATCCAAGTGGATTCGTAACTGGAGTAGATCTTAGCTCTTATATTACTTCTTCTACAGCGAGTTCAACTTATGCTACAATAATTAATTTAAATTCAACTGGTAGTCAATTACAAACTCAAATTAATAATTTATATTCTAGTGGATTTATCACGGGAGTAGATCTTTCAAATTATGTTACTAAAACAAATGGTCAATTTACAAATCGTCCAACAGTAAATGGCACTGGAGTTTTATTAAGTGGTGAAACTTCTGCTATAACTTTACCTACAACAATTGTTTATACGACTGGAGATCAAACTATAAGTGGGTTTAAAGCATTTAATACAGGTATTTTATTTATTTTACCACCAAGTGGCACAGGAGTTTTTGGAATAGGCCCTTATATAAATATTACTGGATCTTTAGCTAGTGGAAATTTGTTTACTGGAATTAATATAAATCTAGGAGCAGATAATAGCACTAATGCTGCACTTAATAGATTAATAAGTGCTAGAGTTGGAGGATCGGATAGATTTTATGTGCAAAGTAATGGCGCAGCACTTTTTGGAAGCACTCTTAATGTTCAAGGCAGTATAAGTACAAATAATAATATATCGATGACAAGTAGTACTGCTACTATATCTATGTACGCTGCAAGCAATCCGTCTACAATTCTTAGTTCAGATAATATATCTGGAAATCTTTCTATAAGAAATGGAGTGAATCCAACTCAATTAAGAATATTTAATAAAACTGGCACAAATACTGGAGAATTTGGTCTTTTTGGTTGGCGAAATAATGAATTAATTGTTGGTCCGCAACAAACGACCTCTGGTGCTCTTCGTGATTTAACTTTAACTGGTGCGAATATTAATATCAATGCCTCTGGTGATTTTAATATTTTTGATAATACTAATATTGTTGGCGATTTAAATGTAACTGGAAATATTTTACTTAGTGGAAAATCTGTTCTTACTGGTATAGATCTAAGTTCTTATGCTACAATAACAAATTTAAATTCAACTGGTAATACATTAAATACTAAAATAGATAACCTAAGTGGTTATGTAAATTCTACTGGTAGCAATATCGTTTTCACAACTGGCAATCAAACTATCTCTGGAGATAAAATATTTAAAAATAATATAGTGATCGAACAGACTGGAATTTTTAGTGCAATTGATTTATCAGACACAGATAGCCTCTTATTAAGCGGCATAGATATTCAAATAGTTAGCGGCAGCATGACTTTAACAAATATGCCAACTATTTCTGGAAATCCATTTATCACTGGTAATTTAGCTCTTTATGCGACAACAATAAATCTTGCATCTACTGGATCGAACTTACAAACTCAGATCAATAACCTTGATAACGTTTACGCAACTGACGCAAGCGTAACAACCGTAGCGAATAATCTCGCGTTAACTGGAAGTGCGTTAGCTACTAATCTAGCAAGTACTGGATCGACTTTAAACATAAGAATAAATAATCTTAGCGGCTATGTTAATTCCTCAAGCAGTAATATCGTTTTCACAACTGGAGATCAAATTATTTCTGGAAATAAAACGTTTAAAAATAATTTAGTAATCGAACAGACTGGAATTTTTAATGCAATTGATTTGTCAGACGCAGATAGCATTTTATTAAGTGGTGTAGATATCCAAATAGTTAGTGGCAGTATAACTTTAACAAATCCACCAACTATTTCTGGAAATCCATTAATCACTGGTAATTTATCTCTTTACGCAACAACAGTAAATCTTGCTTCTACTGGAAACACTCTTAATACTAGTATAAATTCACTTAGCGGCACACTAACTTCTAATTATGCTACTATCACTAATCTTGCGTCAACTGGTTCTACTTTGGTTTCTAGTATAAATTCTTTAAGCGGGACTCTTACTGGAAATTATGTTACAAAATCTAATGGTCAATTCACTAATCGTCCAACAGTAAATGGAACTGGAGTATTATTAAGTGGTGAAGCTGCAAATTTACCAGATACAATTGTTTATACTACTGGTGATCAAACTATTTCTGGAATTAAAACTTTTGATGTATTTCCAATTGTTAGCGGAAATAAATTAATAACTGGAGTCGATTTAAGTTCTTACGCAACAACATCTAATCTAGCATTAACTGGTTTAAATTTAAGTAATAATATTAATTCATTAAGCGGATTGTTTACTGGATATACTGGAAGGTTGGATGCTACATTTGCAACTGATCTTGAGTTATATACTACTGGCAGCACTTTAGACAATAAGATAAATTCTCTAAGTGATGTAGCGGTATTGACTTATGGTGATCAAACAATCAGTGGAGTTAAAACTTTTACAGAAATATCTTGCTTAAAAAATGCAACTCTTTCTGGAGATGTTATAAATAAAAAATATGCAGATGAAAATCTAGTCAAATATATAGATAATACTTTATCATTTAATACAAACTTAGATCTTAGTTTTCCAACAGGATTAAGTGGAATCAAAAAAATAAATTATACTTTAAGACAACCTAATGGATTTACTTGGGGAGTTAATTACAATAATATCACTTGGTTGACAAGCGCTCCTCCTAATCCAACAACAAGTAGTCCAGTAGTTTTTGAATATTATCCATCTGCACCAAATAGTACTCAATCATATGGAATATATATAAATGCAATAGCTGATTTAGAAAAAAATAGATCAAGTATCGTTTATACTACTGGCGATCAAACAATAAATGGTTTAAAAACATTTAACTCTGGAATAGATATTTATAGTGGAATAAATCCTCAATCAATAAGAGTATTTAACTCAACTGGCACTAATTCTGGTGAATTCGGTTTATTTGGTTGGCAAAATAATAATTTAATAATTGGCCCTCAACAAACAAGCTCTGGCATTCTTCGAGATTTAACTTTAACTGGTAATAATATTAATATAAATGGTTCTGGAGCCTTCAATGTTTTCAATAATACAAATGTTAGTGGAAATTTAAGAATAGACGGGAATATTAATGTTTCTGGAAATAATATACTTATTGCGCCAGTTAATTATATTCTTATAACAGGAAACCAAACTTCAATTGTAAATGGAACAAAATATCTCGTAGACACAAGAAGCGGTTCATTTGGATTTAATCTTCCTCCATCACCATCTACAGGAAATTATCTTGAATTTTTTGATCCATTTTACACTTGGAGTGGAAATAATTTTATTTTGAGTGGAAATGGAAGTAATATAGAAGGTGAAAATGCTCCATTTACAGGAAATATAGAAGGACAAAGTATAAAAAGTGTTTTTGTTGGTGGAAGTTTTGGGTGGAGAATAGTGTAAAGGTTTATATATGGGAAGTCTAAAAAATTTAAGAAATAGTAGAAACAGTGTAAAAGGCGCCACGCCTTCTGCTGCTGGCACGGCGGGTTTAGTTCCTGCTCCTGCGGCTGGGGAGCAAAATGCTGTTCTAGGTGGACAGGGAACTTTCTTGCCAGCAGTTGTTAGGCCGAAACTTGGCTCAACTAGATATTATGCTCCGATAGTGTTTGGAACAACCACAAGCGCAACATTAAATACAAACATGGATGTTAGGGCGTATATAACAAATCCTATTTATCTCCCTGCAATTACTGTAGCAAACCTAAGGCTTAGGCATAACGCAAATGCTGGTGCAAATGGAACCATGTATGTTGCATTATACGACTCAAATTCAGATGGAGTTCCTAATGCTCCAATCATTACTACATCACACACATTTACCACAACACAGGGAGCTATCACAAAAACAATGGCAATTAGCCCAACTGTGGCTATTAAAGCTGGAATTTATTATGGTGTTTGTTATTTAGATTCGGCAACAAGTGTTGTTTTGCAAACTTGCGGAAGAACAGATGCGTCTTTATTTGGTGTAGCAAGCTCAGACACTCCAGGTCAATTTTCAAGTAATCAAACAGTGTATTTTTCTAATTCAAAAACTGGTGGAACATGGGAAAACCCTGCTGGAACGCTTACTTATACAAACAGTAATTCTAGTTACCTATTCTATCTTGAGGTTGG